TTTGGAATGTCTAAGTCTGATATTCAAGTTGAACTGGATATGATTATTAGTGATCTTATCTCAAATGTAAATCGTATGGAAAATGAAATGAAGGAAACTATATAATGGCACATGAAGTAGAAATGATCGATGGTCAAGCTCAAATGGCATATGCTGGTGATAAGCCTTGGCATGGTTTAGGTGTAGAGGTCTCTAATGACCTCACTCCTGGTCAGATTATGGCTAAAGCTGGCTTGGATTGGGAAGTAGAGAAAATGCCTCTATCTTTTACTAACCGTGGTGGTAAGCTGCAGTCAGTAAATAAGCATGCTCTGGTACGCTCTCACGATAGTAAAGTACTAGATGTTATCGGTGATGACTGGAATCCTGTTCAGAACGCAGAAGCGTTTGAGTTCTTCAGTGAGTATGTACTTGCTGGTGATATGGAAATGAATACTGCTGGATCTTTGAAAGGTGGAAAGAATGTATTTGCCCTCGCTAAAGTTAAAGAGTCTTTTGATATCCTTGGACAAGACCAAGTCGACTCCTATCTACTGTTTAGCAATCCTCACGAATATGGTAAGGCTGTTGACGTTAGGTTTACTCCCATTCGTGTTGTATGCAATAATACATTAACTTTCTCTTTACAGTCTTCTTCTAAGAACTTTGTAAAGGTTGGTCACCGTTCTAAGTTTGACGCTGATATGGTTAAGCAGCAAATGGGTATTGCTTCAGAGAAGTTTGCTCAGTATAAAGAAATGGCTGAGTTCTTATCTACTCGTCGCTTCTCTGCTGAGACTCTTATTCAATACTATAACGAAGTATTTCCATACACTCATAAGCAAGCAGAAGCTCCTACTAAAGCAGAAGATCTGTCCAAGAACGCTCGTGCAGCGATGGACTTGTTATATACTCAGCCTGGTGCTCAGTATGGTGAAGGAACCTGGTGGCAGGCTCTTAACTCCGTGACTTATCTTACAGATCATAAGATGGGTCGTTCAGCTGATACTCGCATGCAATCTGCATGGTTCGGTATCAATCAATCTCGTAAACTTAAAGCTGCTAATAAAGCAGTTGAATTTGCTAACGCAGCATAGAAGGAATTATATCATGTTAAACGAAGTTTATTACTTATTGAAATCGTCAACTCCAACCAACGCTACTCTGGCGCGGTTGATCTATGGAACTGATACTACTCAGAATCGAGTTAATATCCGTAAACATATTAGCAAGATCCGTCACAAGTATAGGGTGCAGATTGTAGCTAATGAATATGGTCAATACCTTATGACTAAACCTCAATACAAGTATGAGGATAACCAGTGGAACTATGCTGGTAAAAGAGGTCGGCCTAGAGCTTTTGTATAGGAGCAAATATGTTACCAGATGAAATGGAAGCAGAGAAGAATCGCAAGATTCTTCTCCAGCAAGCTGATCAGATTGAAATACTCAAACGTCAACTTGCTGAAGAGACTGCTGCTAGGTATGCTGCTTATAAACGTATTGCAGAGCTGACTGGAAACAAGTGGACTCCTACTGAAGAGACTCAAGAACGTTATCATGAATTTATTAAGAGGATGTACAATGAAACTTGTAAACAGTAATAAAGATCCTGACTTGCTTGGTGTAGATTGTTCAGAAGAAGATTGGAAGCAGATATCTCAGATTGTAGCTAATCTTAATCAAGATCTTATCGACTCTGGATATGAGCGATACCAAGCTAAGGCTCTTAAGAAAAAGGATTCAATTTATATTAAGACGAAATAAGGCCCATAGGGCCTTTTTTACCATTATAAATACTTCCATATATCTTAAGAGAGTATCATGAAGAGTTTTAAATCTTTTATAACGGAGGCTACTATGTTTGGAAGCATGTCACGTGGTGAGTGGTTCAAATATGGTAATGACCGCTTAAACAAGCTTAAAGATATTATTAAAGATGGTGACCCTGTAAGTGATGTTAACGGGAAAGATCTCCATATTAAAAATAATAAAACTAATATTGATAGGATAGACGATTTTATTAAAGCAGGTCCATCAGGTCCTTCCGCAACATTTGTACTGGATCTTAAAAGCGGCACTGTAGAGAGTAATAAGATTGGTAAATCTCCTCCCTTTGGAGGTAAAGGTAAAGGACAAGGAGCAACTGGTAACACCGCTAAAGGTGAATCGTTGCAATGCTTGTACCTTGCAGCTATGTTGAGAGAAAGAGGTAAACCAGACTTCCCTCATTTTACTCCAGAACTGCTAAAAGACTCTTACAATGATATTGATGTAGATGCTTCCTTTGTAGAAATTATGAAGATTGATCCTGCATGGCATTACTCAGCATATGTATCTGCAGAATATCTAATAGATAAAAAATTTGTAAACAAAAAGCATATCTTTCATAGAGGCTCTTCTGTTATGAAGAAAATCTATAATATGAAAAAGACAGCGTTTAAGAAAAGCGGAAAGCCAGTACTAACAGATGATAAATGGAATCCAGGTGACATATGGGCGGTAGAGAGAGGAGTTAATATTAACTCTATTTTAGATGACTCTTCCATTGAGACTCTTAATGCTTCATTAATCAAAGCTTATCAAGAAAAAAAGGTTATAGGTATTTCTTTAAAGCAAGTTAATAGTCTTAAAAAGAAAGCTAAGCATACAGAATATAACCTTACTGCAGCACAACAAGATGTGCATAAGTTCTCTGCTGTTAAGCTAAAGTCAGATGGGTCTACATTCTGGAAATCAAAATATGGATTTATTTTCTTTGATGGGGCACGTAAAATGGATATGAGAGCGCCTGCTAACTTTGCTGCTCTTAATGTAGAGATACAAGGTAAAGGTGCACGAGGTGGTAGAGCTGGATATCAACAAATTGAATACGCTGCTAAAGTTCATATGAATAAAACTCTTCCTACTAACAAGCAACTAGTAGCAGATGCTCGTAGTATGGTGGGTGGCAAAAATAATAGAAAAGCAGAAGCTTTTTATAAAATGTTATCTAAGATTCATCGCGATATTAAAAAAGACGAGTTCATGTCTGGTATTGCTGAATCAGACGGTGGCCGTATTCATGCTAACTTAGGTATTACTTACATTGCAGATGCTCTTATGAGATCTAATAGAACACAAAGAGACAAATTTGTTTCTCATCTAATTAATTATGCAGGGTCTAAAAGCTCTGACGCTTCAGTATACGTGAAAGTAGAATCGAGATAAAATGGACAATTTTAAAAATTATATCACAGAGTCTAAAAACACTCATATGACTCATATCGAAGATAAAGTTATCTACGGTGGTGTGAAAGGAACTAGAGAAGCAATATTAGCTTTACGTTCACTTAGAGATATGTTAAGAGGAGAACATGATGGATCTGTCAGTGTTAAATGGGACGGGGCACCTGCCATCTTTGCTGGCATTGATCCCCGCGATGGCAATTTCTTTGTTGCTAAGAAAGGAATCTTCAATAAGAATCCTAAGGTTTATAAGTCTAATGCTGACGTGGACGCTGACACTTCTGGTGATCTTGCAGTTAAACTTAAAGACGCTCTTAAGTATCTTCCAGCTTTAGGTATCAAAGGAGTTATTCAAGGTGATTTTCTCTTTAGTAAAAGTGACTTATCTACTGCTACTATTAAAGGGGAAAAGTATGTTACATTTCATCCAAATACTATCGTCTATGCGCTGCCAGCTAAGTCGGATGGAGCTAAGGCTGTTAAGTCAGCAAAAATTGGTATTGTGTGGCACACAACCTATAAAGGTAACACCTTCGAGTCTATGCGAGCTTCGTACGGAGTTGACGTATCCAAGCTTAAATCAACCAGAGCTGTGTGGTCACAAGACGCAATGTTAAGAGATTTAACTAATATGACAATGAGTAAAAAGGATACTGAAATTGTTAATGAATATCTTTCGCAAGCAGGTTTTATCTTCAACAAGATCGCAGGATCAACTTTACGACAATTGGAATCCAATAAAGAGCTTGCCCGTCTCGTGGAACAGTTTAACAACACCTTCGTCAGAGAAGGCCAGGTCATTGGAGATACCAACCGACATGTCACCGCCCTTATCAAATGGATCAGCAATAGATATAAAAAAGAGATAGATAAGCGTAAGAGTGATAAAGGTAAGGCTGCTCAACAAAAAAAGCTTGATGAGATATTAAATTTTTTCTCTGCAAGAAATAAAACTAGTCTTAAATATATGTTTGACTTACAAAAAGTTATAGTATTGGCGAAACTTAAACTTATAAATAGTCTTAATAAATTAAGCAAGGTGGGAACCTTTGTTAAAACTAAAAATGGATACAAGGTAACCGGAGAAGAAGGTTACGTTGCAATTGACAAAATTGGTGGTGATGCTGTAAAAATTGTTGATCGAATGGAATTTTCGTATAACAACTTCAGCAAGGATATATTAAAGGGATGGGACAAACCAGGAAGAAGTTAGATGTTAAAATTTAAACATTTTTTTACTGAAGATTATAGCGACGAAAATAGTGTAGACGAAGCTCTTACACTGCAGCAAAGACTAAAGAAGTCTCGTCAAATGAAAAAGTATGCTTCTCGTATCAAAATTGGTAGAGAGAAGGCTAAACGAAGAACAGCTGATCCTAAGCGTTTAGCTAAACGAGCACGTAAACAGGCTCGTAATATGCTTGCAAAGAAACTTGCAAAGGCTGACTACAGCTCTCTATCCTTTTCTAGAAAACAAGAAATAGAAAAGCGTCTAGAGAAAATGAAACCCCGCATTGATAGAATGGCTAAAAAGCTACTTCCCAAGATGCGTAAACTTGAACAAGAGCGTAAAAGAGGTAACTCTAACGCTAAATTAGATAAAGCTATTGCAAAAAATGATTAACTCTTTTAGCCGTTACTTAGTAGAAGAAGAAAAAGTAGTTTATTTTGCCTTTGGTAGAATGAACCCTCCTACTATTGGTCACGGAAAACTTATGGATGCGTTAAGCAAAAAAGCTGGACGTAATCCTTATTTTATTTACCTGTCTCAATCTAATAGTCCTAAAAAAGATCCATTAGAATATAAGAGCAAGATTAAACATGTCCGCAAGATGTTTCCTAAACATGCTAGACAGGTTGTTATTAATAATAAAGTAATCACTCCTTTTCATGCTCTGTCAGATCTTTATAGTAAAGGTTATCGCAAGGTAGTAATGATTGCTGGCTCTGATAGAATAAATGAATATGATCTCCGTCTAAACAAATATAACGGTAAGAAAGGCTCTCATGGCTTTTTTAACTTCGATGGTGGCGTAAAGATTATTAATGCTGGCGCTAGAGATCCTGACGCTGAAGGAGCTGAAGGAGCATCAGGTACTAAGCAACGTGGATATGCTACAGATGGTAACTTTACTAAGTTTGCTCAAGGTCTACCTACTACAATGTCAAATAATGATGCACGTAGATTGTTTAATGATGTACGAAAAGGAATGGGATTAAAAGAAGAAAATGAATTTAAAAGACATATTCAATTGCAGCCCGTATCAGAAACTAGAGAAAAGTTTATTGAAGGTGAGCTCTTCGACATCGGTGAGCAAGTCATCATCAAAAAGACAGACGAAGTAGGTATAATATCTGTACTAGGGTCTAATTATGTTATAGTTGAGACTTCTGAACGTAAGACTCGTCAATGGTTAGATGCTGTAGAGAAGATTGAAGAAGAGTATAGTCCTCAGAAACACGAAGAAGGTACTCCAGCAGCTGCAGCATTAGCTAGAAAAATGACTCCAGGTCAAAACGAAGGCTTATGGGCTAATATGCATGCTAAGAGAGCGCGTGGAGAGAAGATGAGAAAGAAAGGTGCTAAAGGCGCACCTACTCCAGATCAAATCAAGCGTGCACAGGAAGCTACTACTCCTCAAGATACAGACATTGCTGATCGTAAAGGTACGCAGCCAGCTCGTTATCATAAAGGATTAGCTAAGGCTACTAAAGCTGTAAGAGATCGTCAGTTTAAGAAACAATCTAAGATGTCTGATAGTAACCCAGCTGCATATAAAGATGCTCCTGGAGATAAAGAAGCTCGTAAGAAAGATATGCCTGTATCTAAGCATACTAAATTTGTTCGCAATATGATGAAAGAAGATGACAGGCAGTCTCACGTTGACGTAGCTAAGAAGCGAGTAGATCGCGAAAAAGAAATGGATAAAAAGAAGCATGACCGTATAATGGATCGTGCTCGTACAAGAGATGTTAAGAAAGTAAATATGCAAACTGAAGGTTCATTTGCAGATAAATCTAAAGCATC